TGAGCTACATTCAGCAACCTAGATTTTATATCACTTACTCTTAATTTTTCTGGAAGAACCCCTGCCATCTATAAATATTTTTAGGTTATATATTATGTATAAGAGATGGCTGAAAGTATTAAGAGTAAGTACAGACCCAAGTACCCTCAAAAATATCAAGGCAATCCTAACAATATAATATGTCGTAGTAGTTGGGAACGTAAGTTCTGTAGATACTGTGACCTGACTGAGAATATAATAGCATGGGCTTCTGAAGAGATAAGTATTCCATACATGTCTCCTGTAGATAAAAGACCTCATAGATACTTCCCAGACTTTCTAATGAAAGTAAGAGAGACTAATGGTAGTATCAAAACTTATGTGGTTGAGGTGAAACCAAAGAAGCAAACCAAACCACCAAAGAAAAAGACTAGAGTAACTAAATCATATCTGTATGAACTTACAACCTATGCTGTCAACCAAGCTAAATGGAAAGCAGCACAAGAGTATTGTTTAGATAGAAGAATTGAATTTAAACTGATCACAGAGGATGAATTAGGTATCAAATAATGTCAGAAAGAACAAAAGAACTTCAAGATAAAATTGAAGATGAGAATGATCCTGATGATATTATGATGTATATCATGGAGGTGTTTAGTGAAACAGAATTAATTCCTGATGCAGGTAACTATTATACCTTTGTATATAATGCTAAAACTCCTGGTGTATTTGATGAGTTCCCTCTAGTTGCTGTCACCTATGTGGATAGGTGGGGATTCCAAGGTATCAACTTTCATTGGGGAACATCAAGGAACTATACATGGAATGAAATTGTAGGAAGACTACATGTAATACAGAATGATGAGATAGATTATATGAGATCATTATCTTATGCAAACTTTAAGACTAAATAACTAAAAAGATATTAATGACAGTCATTAGTAAAGAATTTTTAAAAGATGGTAAATCCTTTGTCACTAAGACAGAGGATACTATTGCGACTGTGGTTAGAACTTCTACTGGAGCAGCTCTTACACAAACAGAAATAGAATTGGCTGGAGATTATTATAATAGTGATTTAGAAGAAATAGATTATGCAAAAATATATAATTTAAAATTTGGTACTAACTATCTTGGTAAGTTAGGAGCAAGTGATGAATGGATGGCTAAAGCATTAACAGATAAAACATATAAAGATATATTCAAGAAAGCAACAGGAAAAAATTCTTCTAACATAAGTTCTGAAGAGCCAGCAACCACAAACATTTATGCAACAATTTCTGATAATAATAAAGATGCTAATGGAACATCAACTGTAAATAAGGGAGGATCTATTCTAAGATATCCAAAGAATGATGTTAGTGGTGATTATGATTACTTAAAGGTATGTGCTTATGAATATAAACCAAGAGGATTTGCTAAGTCAGATAAAGGATTACAATTTAATACTCTTAGTGGAGACTATGGAGATCCAGAAGATAAAGGATTGACCAAAAAGAAAGGTTCTCATACTGTTTTTCTTCCTATGGAACCTCAAGGATTAGCAGAAGGAAATAGTGCTGACTGGGGAAATAATGAACTCAATGCCTTAACAGCTGCGTTTGCTCAAACAGCAGGTAATACCATAGCAAGTGCTGAAGATGGCGCAGGAGCAGCAGCAGGAGCTTTTGCTAGAGGCATAGGTGAAAATTTCAAACAAATAAAAGATGAAATAGGAGCAGATAAAGTAGCTGCTTATTTTGCAGGAGAAGCAGTAGGAAATAAAGGTCTATTCAAACGTGCTACTGGTCAGGTAATGAATCCTAACCTAGAACTTTTATTTAATGGTCCTACTTTGAGACAGTTTGCTTATAATTTTAGGTTCACACCAAGAGAACAAGATGAAGCACAAGAAGTAAAAAAAATTATCAAATTTTTTAAATATGCAATGGCTCCTAGTAAAAGTAAAACAGAAATGTTCTTAAAAAGTCCTCATGTATTTAAATTAAAATACTATTATAAGAATGGACAACAACATCCATTCTTAAATAAGATCAAGACATGTGCTCTCACAAGTTTTCAAGTTCAATATGCACCTGATGGATCATACATGACTTATGATGATGGTTCTATGACTAGTTACACAGTCAGTATGAATTTTGGAGAACTGAATCCAATATATGCTGAAGATAATGAGAAAGACACTAACGATATGGGATACTAACCATGACACAATCTTATTTCAGACAAGTACCAAATTTTGAATACGTCAATAGGACTAAAGGAAACACAGATATTTCCAACTACATTACTGTAAAAAATTTATTTAAAAGAGGAAGACTTCGTCCTGATATCATTGGCAACTTGAACTTTTTTACTAAGTATAAAATTATTGGTGATGATAGACCAGACAATGTTGCTTATAAAGAATATAATAACTCATCTTTAGATTGGATAGTGCTTTTATCTAATAACATATTAAACATACAAGATGAATGGCCACTACCTCAATCATCATTAGATGAAGTTCTTCTTGAGAAGTATGGAACCTATGAAAAATTACACTCTGGTATCCATCACTATGAAACTTTAGAAATTAAAAACACTAAGGGTGGTATCATATTACCTGGTGGATTAGAAACTCCTAATAAATGGAGAACTAATGGAAACTATATCCAAGCAATTAATACAAAAATAACTCAAATATCAGGAACTGAATCTAAGATAGCAACTGTTACCATGAATAATGGTATCAAAGATCTAACTGTTGATAGTGAAGTTTTAATTCAAGGAGTTAATGAAGTATATAATGGAAGATTCCCAGTAACTGAGGTGCTATCAGTTGGGGATGTAGTAATTAGATTCAAATATGTGCTACCATCCATACCAGAAGTTAAGCAACCAGAGATACTAGGAACAGAACAAGTTACCTTTACAGTAGAAGGGAATGTAGGAACTGGAAATGCATACTACTATGAATACTATGATAATAATTCTTATCACACTATTCCAGCAGCTAACATGACTCAAGCAGTCACTAACTATCAATATGAAATAGACAAAGAAGATGATAAAAGAAATATATTCTTATTGAAACCTGAATATTTAAATGTAATGTTTAATGACCTAGATGATTTCATGCCATATAAAAAAGGTGCTGCTCAATATGTAAGCAACACCTTAAAGAAAGGAGAAAATATTAGACTGTATCAGTAACCTATTTAAAAAATAGATTAATGTATGCTGCTATGACCAGAAGGGTCAAGCAGATCTGATTATATTTCAACTATCAGCTAACTTCTGGAAGTAACTGAGTGCTTCATCTTCCTCATTAGAAGATCCTGAAGGAGCAGCAGCTACTGCAACTGGTTCTTCAGATTCAGAAGCAACTTCTTCATCTAATCTAGGAGCTTGGACAGGTTTCTGACCCAAGACAGTCTTCAAACGTCTCTCCAAATCTTCATAAGATTTGAACTGATCAGGAGCAGTAATGGCAGAGAGTGAATACTCTTTCTTCCATATTGCTTCCAATGCATCGTCATCATCAATCAAAGGTACTACCTTATCAAACTCTGACTTATCATAGTTCCAGAACCCATCCTTCTTCACAATCTTCAGCTTGAAGTTTGCACCTTGCCAGAAGTCAAAAGGATTGATTGGAGTTTCATCATCAAACTCTGGTTGCATTGCTTCCAGAACCTTATCAAATATTTTCTTACCATACTTGAATAGGAATACTCTACCCTCATTCTCTGGATGAAGAGGATCTCTTACCACATATACATTTGAGTAGTAAGATAGTTTACGCTTTTGCTTACGTACTGTATCCTTATCAGCATCATTACCACTGTTCCATAGAGTACGGTTGTAGTCAGAAACAGGGTCTTTACCACCTGCTGTGGTTAAAGAATTCTCAATGTACCATCCACCTGGTCCTTGGAATGCATGTGAATAGACTTTTACCCAAGGGAGTTCTTCCCCATCTGGTGCTGGAAGGAAACGAATAACTGCTGACCCTACGCCAGTCTTATCCAATTCTGCTTTCCAGAATCTATCATCTGCTCCACCTGGAGAAGAGTTCATCTTCTCTACTTCTTTTACTAACTTATCAGTAAGAGAACCCAGT